CTTGTGGAGCATATTACAAGCGGTGGCGGCGGTGCTCTGTATGGAGGTAGATAGGCATGGAAGATGCAGCAACGCGCAAAATCCGCTTGAAGAATACGGTTGAGCGCGGTCAGGCGGTTGATGGGTATCTGGCCAAGTTTGGGCACGCATGGTACGAGAAAGAGATGCAGAACGTGCTCAATGGTATCCGCACAGCACCGGCCGAGGAACTGACAGAGTTGCAGGCCTATCTCAGGGCCGTAGACCAGCTGTATAAGGATATGCACAAAGCAGTTGACGAAGGAAAGCGGGCGGCAGAGCGCCTGCATAAGGAGGTAACGGATAATGCCTGAAAATGAAGGTAGCACCAATGCGGCGGCAGCACCTGCCCCGCAGGAGGCGACACAGGAGGCCAGTGCACCGCAGGAAGCGGCAAGCACGGCAACAGAGACCACGGAGGAGCCGAAGCGCCCCGATGTGGCAATCAAGCTGGACAAGGAAACCGGCAAGCGCACACTCGTATTTGGCGATGATATCGAGACGCCGAAAAGCGAGGATGCACCGCAACAGGAAGCTGGCCCCGCACCGTATACTGCGGATGATTTAGTCAAGGCGGCAGCCATGGGGCAGGAGATTGACCCTGCCCGCGTCCCTGCTGAACTGCAGGGCTATGTTGCAGCATTCCAGCAGCAGCAGATCAACGCACAGCAGCAGGCTCGTCTCGCACAGATGCAGGCGGCACAGCAGGCACAGGCACCAGCGCCGACTCCTGAGCAGGCCGAGGCCAATAAGGCACAGCAGGCACAGGAGCATGCCAAGGCGTACGCGGAGATGAAACGCATTGCTGAGGAGAAGGCAGCGCATGACCTGGGCATCACGAAAGAACAGCTGGACGATGCTCAGTACAGCGATGATCCGGAGCTGCAGGCCAAGGCGGCGGCCTTCGATACGGCAGTACGCTCTAATGTAGCAGCCTTGCAGTATACCATTGCGGCAAACCGGCAGGCACATGCACAGCGCGCGGCGATGGTCCAGCAGGAGAGTCAGGAAGCGCTGCAGGCAATTGCGCCGAAGTATGCCGAGTATCAAAAAGACCCGAATTTCAAGGCCATTGATATGATGATGGGGGAATACTACAAGGTACTGCCCTATCAGGAGGCGCAGCAGGTAGTCCGCGCCATTCAGCACTTCCAGAATATGACGCCTACGCGGGCGGATGCGGATGTACTGGATAGCTACTACAAAAAGACCAAGGAGGCGTTCTACGCGCGCAAGACGGGCGTAGGGACGACGCCGCAGCCTGCGCAACGTACGCGCCCGCCCCAGGTGGAGCAGTCCGGCCAGACGGCGGCACCGGCACCAGCACAGGCGACAGATTGGTCGCAGATGCGCAAGATGTCACCGCTCGACCGGAGCAGGTTCTTCCGCGAGCATTTTCGTTAAGGTAACAACTGGTGGCCACAGTTTTACATAAGATGTTTCATAGCTACATATTTTTACGAGGTGAAAGAAAATGGCTTACAAGACTTCTGTAGTCAACACGAGTGATTCGCAGTCTGTCACGTATGAGGCAGAGGGTGAGAAAGAGGATTACTCCTCGATTATCACCAACATCGACCCGGATCACAACATGTTCCTGAGTGAGCTTCCAACCGAGGCAGACGCCACGCAGACCGAATTCAACTGGCTTACCGAGAACCTGAAGCCGCCTGCGCGCAACGCCCACCTGGAGATGGAGGATTACTCCTCTAACAAGGTTGGTTCGCTGGAGCGCCGCAAGAATACGGTTCAGTTCTTCCAGACCACGGGCCGTGTTTCCGATGCACAGCGCAAGACGGCTAAGCAGTACAACCAGCAGGACGAGTTCCCGCGTCAGAAAGAGATTGCTTTTAAGCAGATGGCGCGCGACATGGAATTCGCGATTGCTACGGGTGCTGTCTCCCGTCTGGAATCCGGCGGCCTTCCTGCTCTGACTGGTGGTATTCCGTTCTTCCTGCAGGAAGAGAAGATTGAGGTTACGTTCGACAGCACGAAGAACCTTGTCACGACTGCTGAGGCACACAGGCTCTCTACGGGCGATTTCGTATACTTCAGCACCGCGAAGGGCGCAAAACTCCCCGCTGGCCTGTCGGCAAACCGCGAATACTACATCAACAAGAAATCCGAGACGACGTTCGAGCTCTATACGAGCCTTGACAACGCCATCGCAGCGGCTTCCCCTGAGGCGAAAGATGAGGACAAGGAGAAGGTCGTGGCGCTGGGAGACAACGGCACGGGCACGCTCTACGCACTCAAGAACAACATCGTTGATGCGAACAAAACCAAGTTCGCCGAGGATGATATCAACGATGTCATGGAGATGTGCTACAAGCGCGGCGGCGATCCGACGATTGCTGTTATGTCGGCCGCGAATAAGCGCCTGTTTACCAAGGTTATCACGGGCGGTGCTACGAAGCAGCGCGGCCAGAAGGAACGCGAGGTCACGAACATCACGGATACGTATATTTCGGATTTCGGTACCATCACGGCCCGCGTGCATCGTCAGTACGGCAATGAGCGCATCGATTTCCTCGACATGAACTACTGGGCACTCAAGTACTTCACGCGTCCGCATGAGGTCACCGGCCTTGCCAAGAAAGGTACGTACACGGAGTTTGTGCTGGAGGCTTCTCTTGGCGTTAAGGGCACGCAGCCGAAGGCAAGCGGCGCGATCATTAACCTGCCTGCCTGATTCATCATTACGGGACTTCCTGGCGGGAGTCCTTTTTTATTGCAGATAGAAGGTGGTGACAATGTGATTACTCATCAAGAGTTTGTGGAGGGTGAGGGCGGTAAAATCAAGGTTCGCAATACCATTGATGTTTCAGAGGCCATCGCGAAGGCTAAAGAGGTGTCTGAGACAGGCGGGCGCGGAAAGAATATCGTACCGTTGGGCTTTATTCCACCTGAATACTGGAACTTCGACCCATGGCTGATGGAGGCGCGCAAGGCGCAGGCAGCGGGTGACAAGTTCGAGTATCAGAAGTACGTGCGCAAGTTCTTTTCCACGCATCCGCAGTTTGCGGTGTTGCATAGTGCAAAGTATTGGAGTGGTGCATAATGGGCGCTTCTATGGCGGCACAGGCCGTCTTGCGGGCGGTGAGGCAGAAAGAGGGAGACAATAACGCGGTTAAGTACAGTGACTATGATATCCTGTGCGCGATCAACGAGGTGCTCCGCTATCTGAATGTGGATCTTTCCAACAAGCAGGCCGAATGCTTGCGCCATATCCGTGAGTATGACGAAGATCAGGAAAATGATGCCATTCGGGCAATCAATGAGGCACATATGGGTATGGTTGGCTATGTGCCGCAAGGGTTTGAGGATTACAAAAAGCGAGGAGCAAAACTGCCGGATGACTTTGTTTCGCTCATATCGGTGCAGCGGCTGGACGATTTATACGCGATGCATCCAGCGCCAAACCTGTCCGACGTGAACCCAAGCAGGTACTATGTGGCGGGCGGCAGGATTTTTGTTCCGTGCAAGTCGTTCCGCATGACATACTATATGTCCGTCTCGCCGGTCATGGATGTGGAGAAAGATACCATTGACCTGCCGGATATCTTCTTCGAGCCGATTGTGAAGTTGGTGCGGCTGGTACTCAACAACGGTGACGCCGATGCCATGACGCAGGCGGTAAACCTTGCCGTGGATGAGGCGATCCCCAAGCGTCGGTACAAGCGCGTACGGCAGAAGATGCCGTTTTATCTGTGAGGTGATGGGATATGAAGGTAAGCGATGCGGTCGCCCGTATCAAGGCGGCAGGGCATGACATCTCCGACGAGTACACGACGGAAGAATGTCTGGGATTCCTCAACACGGCCACGCAGGAGCTTAGCCACATGCTGATCGCCGGTAAATCTCCGCTGATGACAAAGGACATTCTCCTGCATGACAATGAGAGTGTGCCAGTCGATTGTGCGGCACCGTGCGGTAACTATCCCATGCGTGTGACCGGGAGTGTGGTGCAGTTCTTCGATGATGCACCTGCCAATATGCACTTCCGATATTTTGCCACAAAGCCGCAGATTGCAGACATCACGGATTCAATGCCGTTCCGCTATGAGCCGCTGAATGACCTCACGGTTCGGACGGCGGTGCTGTTCGCGCTCAACCAGAACGAGTACGACATCACGCAGGATAAAGCGCTGAATGACGAATTGCGGCAAATGATCACGGCAGGCATGGGCGGGTGATGGTATGGCGAATGATAAGGGCGATAAGGCCAAAATCCTGAAGCCGCCTGACCTGCCTACCGTCGTAAAGGGCGATGGCCGCTATCTCATGACGCTCTTGCGGCAGTTCCTGGCCCAGACGGCGCGGGAGGTTAATATAGCCAATGGTTTCTCTGCAGATGATCTAGCCAAGGCGGAACAAGGTAAGGTAGCCACGCCAAAGAACTTTTACCTGTCCTTTGACAGGCTGGGCGGTGTGCTACGGTGGGATGATGTCTATGATGTGGAGCATCTAGCCTTTTACGAGGTACGATCCAACAAGAACATAGGCGCACCCGCCGGATTGCTTTACCGTGGCATAGAGAACACGACGAACAAGCTGCCCTTGTCATATACAGGGAACATTTACCTGTATGCCGTCAATAAGAACGGGGATTCCAGCACACCCGCGCACATTGCCTATACGAAGGCGCGGCCTACGGCACCTACAGATCTTGCATTGACGAAAGACCAGCAGGGCACGCTTATCACGTTCCTGGCTATCCCTCTGGACTGTCTCGGCGCAAAGATCTATATCAACGGCGGGCTGGAGGCAGCCGTGCAGGATAATATCTACTTGTATACCGACGACACGCCGATCAAGAAGGTGGAGGTTGCCTACTATGACCAGTTCGGCGATGGCGAGATGGCTGAGCTGTACGTGGAGCTGCCGGACGTGACGGGCTTCATGGTGGAGCGCAACGGATCACAGCTCTATTTCTACTGGGATGCTTTGCCGATTCATAACGTCCGGTATGTAGTCAAGGCGGGCGTAACGCCGGGCTGGAACAATGCCGTGACGCTTTTTGAGACGGCAATCAACAAGCACAGGTACATCTACCCGCATGTTGGCACGGTCTATATGCTGATTAAGGCCGTGGATGAGCATAACAATTTCTCTGCGGATGCAGCCTATGTCGTACTGGCGAATACGCTTGACCAGCATAAGAATGTCATTATCGAACTTGACCAGCAGGCCGTGGCCTACAACGGGAACAAGGTAGGCATGTACTACGATGCAGAGGGCGGTGAGCTCAAGGTAGATCGCGATATGTGGCGCGGCGAGTATACCGTCAAGGTGGAGTTGCCGCAGAAGTTCCGGGCACGCAATTGGTACGACTACAACATCATAGGCGAGACATACGACGGCAGCGTATGGGATGACATGACCTATGAGTGGGACAGCGACGAGGCCAATGTCACTATATGGAACGGCACGGTCGGAGATCTGGGCGGTACGACGGTTACGCAGGAGATCGCATGCTATACCGGAGTAGAACAGGGCTTTAGCGATATTATCGAGCTGGATAACAAGCTGACGAGCGATAACGGCGTAGCACCTGCCGAGGCACAGAAGGCCAATGCATATAGTGCTGGCCGCTGGCATGATGGGCTGACGCTGAATGGCATTACGCGCCTGTCGTACAACATCAACATGCAGGCCGTGTTTTCCCTGTCATTCATCCTTGCGGCAAAGGAGGAGCTGGCAGATAATCTGCTGGCTACCATAACGAATGATAGCGGCGGTTCTCTGGTCTTGGGCTATGACGCCTATACAAGGCGCTTCTATCTGCGGTGCAGCGATGGCGTCACGCTCTGCACGGACGAATTCGTCTCGATACGTACGCGCGATTGGTTTACCTTTGCCATTAGCCAGGACGAGCACAGGCGGGACTTGTTCGTGTACTCTATGCAGTACAACAAGTGTTTGCACGCGGCAGTTGCGGCTGATCCGCTAGGCGAAATGAAGCATATGTATTTCTATCCGAAATTTTGAGGTGATAACGATGGAAAAGATGAAACTCAAGGGACATTTTACAGGCGTTCTTCGGCACAAGGATGGGAGCGTGGAGGTACGACGCAAGGACAATCTGATTCTTGATGTTGGCTTTGACTTTATCGCGGATGCGATCGGCAACGCGGCCAAACGCCCGGATTGCATGGGCTTTACGGCAGTAGGTACTGGCACGACGGAAACCGCTGCAAACCAAACAGGCCTTGCCGCAGAGCTGGCACGCAAGGCGGCCACATACTCCCATACGGCTGGCACGAAGGTATTTACCTTTACGACGAAGTTCAACCCCGGCGAGGCTACGGGCGCTATCACGGAGGCGGGAATCTGTAACGCGGCGAGCAACGGCACGTTCCTCGATCGTGTCGTGTTCGCTGTCATCAACAAAGGCAAGGACGATACGTACGAATCCAGCTTCCAGTTTACGCTGGCATGATGAGGTGAGACCATGGGGACAGTTGCCAATGTAAGTGCATATTACACATGGGGCAATGCATCTGTCCCATGGAATAATGCAGGGAAGACGTGGAGCCAGTTTGGGCAGACGACGTTCCAGCAGGTTGAGACGGAAGAGATTGATGTATCGATTCATACTGGATCATATGCGTGGAAGAATGCACCATCAACGTGGAAAAACGCGAATGCAACATGGCCTAAATATGGTTATTCGTATCCTGCCGATACCATGACAAGCCGAATTACGAAGCTAACCAAGGAAGCGCCCGTTTCATGCCGGGAGGTGAAGTCCAGCGGTGCTATGCATACCTTTGCGGCGACAATATCTGTAAGCGAGGCAAGGAAGACGGAACTCGCGCAGGCAGTGCAGGAGAAAATTCTCTTTGTCCGGTTCGCTACGTGGGGCGGTGCTACTATTTTATGGATGGCGGCGGATTTACCGTGGAAGGGCTTTGGCATGGCGGCAGATGTGGATTTTCTCCGCAACCGTATCACCAAGCCGTTTGCTGAATCACCGGTATCGCTGAACGACTGGCACGGGAATCAGGCAGGACATACGGCTATCGAGCCGGTATCCGTTACGGATAAAAGAACTATGGAGCTGGCACAAAAACTCGCCGAACAGGTACAAGCGGTGTGCTTGTACGGAGGCCATTTCAGCACAACGTACAAAGAAAGCGCTGGAATTAAAGATAAGCGGTTGCCTGCCTATCTGCTGCATGTGGCGAAGGATCCGGTTAAGCTGGCTGACAAGCAGGAACATCGTGCATCGTTCCATCGCCTGACGGCAGAGCAGGTCAAGGCGGCTGACCTGCTGGCAGGCCATTACACCGACAACATAGATGAGGCGGCATATATGCGGGATGCGTTCCCCAAGATTCTATGTGGAGCACTGAGCGATATAGGCATCAAGAACGAGGCCACGACGCTGAAAGACTTTGAAGCGCTTGTCAATCGGCCATTAGGCTATGAGCCGTTCATCCCCTATCTTGTCGGTGAGTACGAGTACCAGAAAGCACTGGTAAGGCTGACGGTAGTTCCCGGTTCTCTCAATGCGGAACCGGCAATCTACGATGCTGTCATCCATGTAGACATCGACGATACGGTAGAGCGCGGAGAAAGTGCCATCACAGACACGGCCAAGGCCACAACGATACGTCTGACGAAGCACTTCTACACGAAGCCTGAGATCACGGTATCCTTGCGTGCTGGCAATACGAAGGACGGTGCTGTTACGCCGAATATCACGGTCATTGACAAGGATAAGGACGGCTACTATTTCGGCGTGGAGCTTGTCAAGGCGGACAGCACGCTTGCTACGGGACGTATTTCGTGGATGGCCGTTGGCTACTGAGGAGGGAGAACATGCAGAAATACAAGGAAATCAAGGATACGGATCTCGTGCGGGATTCGCGGCAGACGATTAACGATAATGTGCAGACGCTGCTATCGAACAACAGTGGCACGGCATTCCCTACGGATAACCTCGTGGTGGGCATGCGGTGCTATCGTACCGACCTGAAGAAAGCCTATACGCTTACGGATGTGGCAAATAACAAATGGGAAGAAGACGGCGCGGGCGTTTCCGAGTGGGCAACAGGCAAAGAGTACAAGAAGGGGAGCCTTGTCTACCACGATACGGATGTGTATATTGTCTTGAAAGATTATACGTCAGGGGCTTCACCGGCAAGCGACTTGTCGGCTGGCAACTTGTATGCCGTCAATGCATCGACGGTCAGCACCTCTTCGGCAGATGCGTTCATGACGAATGCAGAAGTAGATGCCTTGTTCTCATAAGGAGGGGCTGGCATGAGCAAGAAAATCATTTCTGCTGACATGGCAAAGGAGTTTGTCAGCAAGGCAAAGGCCGCTGGCTATATGACGCCGGATGACGTAGAGCCGGAAGATAATGCCGCGTTTGACAACCTGTTTGATATCGGCACGCAGGATTTCACAAACTATATGTCAACGAAATTCCCGGACACGTACAAGACGATGAAGGAGCTGCCGGATGCGTTTTATATTGCTGACAGGCATTCCTTGGGCACGAATTACAATAGCTGCTTCAAGGACTGTGCAGCGCTTATGTACGTGCAATGGGTATTCACGCATTGTGCAACAGACTTGCGGTATATGTTTCAGGGCTGTACGGCACTCCCTGAGCGCATGGATTGCCCGATTGATTGCTATAGCATATCGGATGCGGCGATGCTTGAAGGGATGTTCAAGGACAGCGGCGTAAAGATCGCACGGCTGGACAATTTGCAGAGCAATGTGCTTCTTGATCTGGTATCGCACAAGACAAAGAAGATTACGACGCTGGGCGTTCCTACCGCTGCCGTCCTGAATGGATTCTATGTGGAGGTGGCTAAATATGCCTGAAAAATTTGCCGACGACTATGGCCTCACAAAGCTTTTAGCCTATCTGAAGGATCATTGCTACAAGACTGGCGACGGCGGATCCTTTCAGCTCGCCACGAACGATGATATCGACAATCTCGTGCTTACAGATACGGATGAACATGATGGCCCGACTTGGCATGAAGACACGGAGAGCAACACGTTTGATAACACACAACAACAAATGGTTTGGGCGGATAAACTCAGCGTGACAAAATCAATCAAGAGGCTCCACAAATTAGCTGTGCTTGGAGATCAGATTCATAGCGAGTATGCTATTTTGGACTCGGTACATGTGCCCAATACGTCAATCATTGCTGAGTACTTTAATAATACCTATCCAAACTGTCAGGCTATTTTTGAGTATTGGCGTGAAGCTGCTGTTAAAGCGTGGGTAAGGTCTCTCAAGAAAATCTATGGCAATACGATCGACGAGATCAAGAAGAACAAGCTCGCTGATATAAAGCAAAAGTTTAACAAATATTACGACTTGTATAATGCACATGTTCTAGCTGGGGAAATGACCAATACGGATCTGTTGTTCCTGAGTTATATGGGGACTGAGGATAGTGGGGGCAGAGGTATAACTTATGTCGTCTGGGATACCAGTAACTACACTATGACGTCGCTGCTGGATGACGACAAGATATTGGCCAAGATTCCAAACGGCACGGAGCTTGTACCGGGCATCCCGTATAGCGGGTATCTGAGAAAAATGTATGGTGGTATCCCAAAAGCAATAGAGCACTACATAGCGGAGGTGTAAGGTATGGCTAAATATCTGGGCAGTCGCGGGCTAAAGCAGATGCGGGACATGTTCCTCAAAAATGATCCAAGCAGTCAGACTTTTCTTGAACGCGAAACGGAGATTTTTCCAGAACGCAATATCATCCAAACGAAGCCGTACCGTATGTGCGACCTGTTCCCTGATACGTACAAGACGATGACGGAGATTCCTGCCGATATGGATTTTTCTCAGCTTCGAAGCGCGGATGAGCTGTTTAAGGGGTGCAAGGCATTGAAAAAAGTAGATGGGCTTGACATTTCCAACGCGGTTTCCGCTGCATATATTTTTCAGGGATGTACCTCGCTAGAATCCGTAACAAACTTAAAGGCTCCAAACGTTACGGATTGGCATGGCGCATTTTTACTTTGCCCGAACCTCAAGGAAGTCTGCCCCATTGACATGTCACGCGTGACGCGCTGCCAGCATATGTTCGAAGGAGACATGTCGCTTCCATCTACGTGGCCATGGCCTATGGATCTCAGAGCGGCGCTGCATGACAGCAATATGACGACTATCAATGGGGTGTTTTCTGATACCAACGTCACGAACATTACGATAGCGGAAAATTTGCGTATACCGTTTTCGGCGCAGGACGAATCTAAGACGGATAATGTTGAATCCGATAATTACAAAGTTACGGACGGGAGTTTTATCACGTGTGTCGTTTTCAATGTTAAGTACGATTGTGGCGTTTTCCTAAAGGCACGTATAGAGAACGCATTGATTGAGTATGTCAATACGCATGGCATGCCAACAACAAATACGCTTGCGCTACCACTTGATATTTATTGCGATATTCAACGTCCTAACAATACGCTTTATTCCAATAAAGACGGTGTTGAGATTGGTGCGAAAACAAGAACTATTCCTGTAGATATCCCAGACGTAAAAGGCTTTCTTGATGGTGCCTTGCTGGTCGAGCTGCGACATGCCTATCTGCTTGCCCTTGCGCAGACCATCAACCAGTGTCCCGGCGGGGTGGAAAGTGCTGATAAGTGGAAGAAGACTAGTAATATAGGATACAGCCTTAAATCGTATGATGAAAAGCCTGATATGTATCAGGATATCACCGTGTATACACCGACCATGTATATCAAGGATGACGCTAAAAGCTGGGAACTTCGCATGAAGTTTACACCGGAGACGCAGCACGTATTAAAGCCGAACGTAAATCTGACATTACTTTGATGGAGGGGTAAATATGGCAGAGAAAGTTATCACACTGAGCAATATGAAGTACATCATCGACCTGATGCACGCTTATTTCTTTGCACCGTTCGCGAGAAAGCTTGTTCCCGGTGCACGCATCAATGGGATCACGTTTAATGGCACGGCAGATGTGGAGGTCGCTTCTTCCCCCATGAAGAATGTAGAGCTGTGCTCCGGCAAGACCGTATCTGTTTGCTTTAACAGCATTTCTAACGCGCGTATGGTCATGACTGGCAGGGGAATTGGCTTTTACGATGGGAAGAACCTCACGGAGTTGCTGAGTGTATCAGAGAACGAAGACGGTACGTACACCATCAAGAACAATATCAATGGTGGCAGCATCACGACAGGCGGTACAGGTGATGCGGGCAATAGCGAGGCCGGTGCTAAACCTGCCATTGGCTTTAAGGCAGATAGTGAGGCGTAAGCTATGCAGAACTACAAAGTTATTCATGGCAACAGTTCCGTGAAGTCCTCTCGTACGATTATTAACGATGATATCCAGACGGCCATTTCCAACAACAGCGGCACCGCGTTCCCTACGGCGAACTTGATTGAGGGGATGAAGTGCTACCGTACAGACCTCAAGCGGACATTCACGCTTGTTGATGTGGACACGAAGAGGTGGGAACCGGACGATGCGGGCGGCACGGCGAAGACGGCGAATAAGCTGACGACGGCACGCACGATCAACGTAACGGGCAAGGCCACGGGATCGGCGAAGTTCGACGGATCGGCGGATATCAATATCAAGCTCACGACGGTAAACGCTGATACGGCGACGACGGCCACGGTGGCGAACAGTGCCAAGGCGTGCACGGGCAACAGTGTCACCGCTTCACAGGTGGCATGGAACGGTGTTATTGGCAAGCCGTCTTCGTATCCTCCTGCCGCGCATAACCATGATGCATCATATCCGTCGACCACAGGCGCACGGGCCAGCGGTACATGGGATATCAACATTACTGGCACGGCTGGCGGCGTATCATGGACGAACGTGCAGGGGCGCCCGGGCACGCTCGAACCGTACTATGCAAATAACAAGTGGTACGCGGTGGGCGATGATATTTATATGGGCGACCACAACATAGGCGGCTGCCTGTGCCTGAAGTCTACCAATGGCACGACGGGCGTTGCCTTGTTTCAGCAGAGCAACGATCAGAACTATGCATCGATCAAGTTCGATGGATCGAACCTCTTTGTATCGCATACCGTCAAGGGCACGATTACCAACGCAAGCTATGCCAATAGCGCTGGTAATGCAGATACCGTTGACGGCTGGCATCGTGACGATATCCGAGCGTGGGCCAACATTACAGGGAAGCCTGCAACAGCAACACGGTGGCCATCATGGAATGATATTACAGGGAAACCAGCAAGTGTTACACGATGGCCGTCATGGGATGAGGTTACAGGGAAGCCTGCGACAGCTACAGCGTGGCCGTCTTGGGATAACGTTACAAGCAAACCGGCTACGGCTACGCGGTGGCCGTCGTGGAATGAAGTAACGAATAAGCCGGGCACATTTACACCATCAAACCATGCACATTCATGGTCACAGATTACAGGTAAACCTGAAACGGCTACTCGCTGGCCTACTTGGAATGAAATCACAGGTAAGCCGGCAACGGTAGGTAACAGTATCTATCAGATGAAAGTGGAATATGCTGAACGTGCCAATATGGCGAACACGGCAGAACAACTTGACGGTCATTGGCTATATGAAATCGTTGATCGCATATCTGGAAAAGATAAACCCAATATGACACCTCTTATCGATTGGGATATGATGAAGTCTAAAAATAACGGTATCGATGTGCGCAATATCATCGACAACCCTAGCACGACAGGGCTTCGGTTCTATGGCGGTGACTCTAGTCGGTTGAATTATGGTGATATATACCTAAAGAAGTCCTACAGGCTTTTCGATAAAATACTCATTGTTTTTGCGAATGACGATGGCGACAAAGTTGGCCACACCGTATGGGAAAGCTGGATGCTGGAGTTCTATATGCAGACGTTCTCTTTTTTTAATTTGGTTAATGGCCTAGGAATGTATTGGTGTTGCACAGGCAATGGCACTGCTGCTCAGGCAGAGTTTCGAAATAAAGGCGCACGTTATAGCTATGACACGTGTTTCGTTGTGCCAAATCTTGAAGATTATAGACAGAACTGCAGCGTATATGAGATCTATGGTATTAATTATTAAGCAGGGGGGAACATTATGCAGTACAAATTGAACCGAGATTTTACCAAACTTACCGAGACGAGCGGTGTGCTTTATGCATGGCCGGATTGTACGGTGGAGATTGTCACGGATGCGGGAGCGAAGCCGGATACGGGCTTTATGCTTCATGGTGGCGTGCCGTTCCCGTTTGCGGCGACGGCTATCTATGCGCGGGCGGCTGGCTCGTCGGCGGTGCTCAACGTCGTCGCGGGCAAGGTGCCAGTATAAGAGGGTGACGTTATGCGAAGAACCGCAAAGCATCAGGCGGGCATGGTATCCTTCAACGATTTTTCGGGCGGTATCAACATATCCTCTCCCGGTGATCTTATTGCACCGAACGAAATGCAGGTGTGTCAGAACTTCTATTTCTTTGCCAATCAACGCTCGCTAGTCCCGCGTGGTGGCCTGTCTAAGCCACTCACGACGGTAGGCAGTGACATCGTAGCCACGTTCTATGATATCGACAGCAACACCTACCTTGTGTTCGACGATGCGGGCAATATCTACCGCGTGGACAAGCTCGGCGGGATGGCTATCAATGTTGGCACGCTGACAGGCAAGAAGAAACCGTCCTGCGTGAAGTTTCAAGACCGGATATGGATTGCAAGTGGCGATAAGCTCCAGTATTACGACCCGGCAAACGCTGCGACGTATACGGTGCTGGATGGGCCTGTTTGTGACCTCGTTTTCCAGCGCCTTGCCCGCCTGTGCGTGTGCATGACAGGCAGTGACCGTATCACGTATTCGGCAGTTGGTGACGGTGAGAGCTGGGACACGGACGACAACGATGCATCAACCGGGCAGTGGATCGATATTGGCTATGGGGACAGCGGCGATATTATCGCTGTTGTCCCTCTTGCTACCGACCTGATGATCATCAAAAATAACGGGATGATCTATCAGCTTACCGGCGATGCTGACCCGGCCTCATGGGCGGTGTACCGTGTGGCAACGGAGACAGACCCGACAGGGCGGCAGGCGGCTGTGCCTATTGGCAACGATGCGGTTTTCATGTCGCGTGTTGGCTTGCGTACGCTGTCCACGACCATGGACTATGGCAATATTGCCACGGGCGACATTGGGCAGAAATTCAGTCCTCTTGTCGTACAGTCGCAATTCAATCCGCAGTTGTTCAACCTTCGCCGTCATAAATTGCTTATCATCAGGCCGAACGAGGATGCACGACACCTAGTAGCCTTTAACTACGCGCTAGGCGCGGCGACAACACTTACATTTCCTATTCCGGTAGTGTCGATCACAGAAACGCTGGATAAGGTCGTCATTGCGTCCGGAAAGGCGCTGTATAAGCTGGACAGCACGTTTACAGACGATAACGGCACGCCGATTGACTTTGCTATCCAGCTAAAGGATACCGTAGGCACAAACAAGATTATCGTTCGTTCCATTGATACGGACGGTGCATCTGACCATGCGGACGATGTAAAAGTAGATGTAGACAACATTCATCTGACTATGCCAACCAACAGACGGCGCAAAGTCAGATGCAACCACACGACACCATACATGCAGGTGGCACTATCCGGGCACGCGCCTTTTATTCCTAAGCATGTCATGGTGGAAGTGGCAGACCTATAAGGCGGTGATTACATGGGAATCTTTGGAATTGTAAATTCTTCAATTGCCAACACGAAAAAGGAATCGCAGGAAAATCCGCAAGGCTTATTTTCTCAAATCTTCGGTACACGTCTAACACCTGAACGCATTGCTGCACTAGCACAGGCAGAAGCGGACTATAACAGTATGTACGGTCGTTCGTGGGATGAACTTGAAAAAGAGCGGGCATTTTCTAAGGCAAAGCGAGATAATCCTCAATGGTATGAAGGAAATAGGTACATAGGTGACAATGTTGCTGACCATTTGGCATGGAGAGAAATGTACCCTGATGAGGCGGAGCGTGCCGCGCAAGTGGGAGAGCTTCCTGCTATAGGGCTTGTTCGTCACGGCAATATATTGCCTGGATCACGGATTCCTGTACAAAATTCTGACGGCTCGTATAGTACAGTCCGGTCTATGAGTGTAGGCGGAGAGGACGGATATGAATACCTAATCCCGACAACGGCAGAAGACGGAAGTAGAATTCTGTCTGATACTGAGGCAATCGAACAGGCGAAACGTACCGGACATATCTTAGGGGTGTTTAATAGCCCCGACGCCGCCACGAATTATGCCCGCGCGTTCCACGACAGGGATGCTTACTTATACGACAATGGATTGGATAGTTATAGCAGGCGCAAAAAGAAGTGGTAATGTATGGATCCAGAAAAAATATCGGCAAGCAAAACGTTAGTGGAATGGATTGACATCTACAACAAGAAAAATCCTTGGGATCCGTTTGAGCGTGACAATACATGCGCCTTGTTCTTCCGACCTGATAAAGGTTTTTGCGAGGTGCTTTTTTCGCCAAACGTCGTGGGGATCGGGCAGGTATGTGGTGACGGCGCGTTTTGGAAAAACAAGGTTGACGAGACCGCACGTAAGCTGGGCATAGGCCACGGACTGACATTCGATGTTCGCGGGCAAATCCTAGCCTACATGCGGCTTTTTAATGCGCGCGTTGTCTCCAAGGAGCAGGCAGAGGATGGACTATACAGGTATCACGCAGTAGACAAGACGACCGGTAAGGCAGTGTTGGCGTCTCCAGCATGGAAATACAACGATTGCGGCGTAGTGGCCTATCGTGTGATATGGGAAATTTGAAGGGAGTGAGACCAAATGAATGATTACTTCTATCGCGAACTGTTGCAAGATAAGGATTATGAGCGTACGAAACAGCGCGTGTACCGTCGCTACTTCCGCTTGTGTCACTTCAAGGGCGGCAGTAGCACCACGGTCAACAACACGAGCACGTACACGCCGACCGAGTACGAACTGTCGATGCAGAAGAACGCGAGCGACTATGCTAAAGCCGTGTCGCCTAATGCGCTGGCGCTCAATAATTACGCGATGAACGTATTGCGCGATTCCCTCGGTACTGTGCAGGTTGACTACAACGGGATGAACAAGGCGGCGCAGGGGAATCTGAGCAACGCCATGAATGGTATGTATGGCCTTATCGGTAGCAATAATGCTGCGGTCAATGCGGCGAACAACAGCATCGGCGGGCTGTCCGGCCAGTACCAGCGGGCGGCGAACAGCGCAAACAATGATATAAACAGGATGGAGGGGACGTATAACGCGGCGGCTGGCAACGCGAATCGTTCGTTGAACAGTATCCTAAACAATTACAATTCGGCCTTGCAGGGTGCGAACCGCACTCTTGGTAATACGATGAACGGGTACCAGCAAGCACTGGGAACCGTCAATCAGGCCATCGGCAATAATGCCAATAACTTTAGTGAGGCCGTGCAGGGGACAAATAGCACCCTCGGCAATGTAGCAAGCACATACAATGCAGCGACGAACAAGGTAAACGGCAGTTTGAATAACGTTCTTGGCAACTATAGTGCAAGCACGAACAAGGCGAACAGCATACTTGGCAATTCGGCGGGTGCATATGGTGATGCCGCAAAGGAAGCTAATAACGCCATCACGAATTTTGCGAACCAGTCGGGAAATCTGGCCAGTACATATACGAGCGCAAATAACACGGCGAATTCGGCCTTGCAGGGCGCTGGCAATACGCTGTCCAGCCTTGCTAATGGGAACCTCCCGGCAGCGTATCAAAAGAATATGCAGGACGCCATTTCCAGCACGCTCACCAATACGATGGGCAAGGCAATTACCAATTTGGGCAACCGTGGCGTGCTGAATTCCTCCGTAACAACGGGAGCGCTTAACGACATCCAAAAGAACGCGGCCAATGCCGTAGCACAGCAGTACCAGCAGAATATCAATCAGGTGGCCGGACTGACGAATCAGGGCGCACAGCTTGCCCAACAGCAGTACGGCAATACGGCCAATACAGCAAACAGCCTGAATAACCTGTATAACCAGCAGGCCAATGCCGCACAACAGAAACTGGCCAATACCAATAGCGCAATCGGCCAACAGGATAACCTCGCCCAACAGCAACTGGCGAATTCCAACGCGTTGAACGCACAGGCTGGCAATCTTGCTCAGCAACAGTACCAGAACACCATGAATGAGGCCGCTCAGCGCGGGAACATTGCACAGCAACAGCTGGGTAATACAGGGAATGCGATCAGTCAGCAGTCGAATGCCGCACAGCAGCAGTTTGGGAACACCAGCGGCGTGCTAGGCAATATCGCAAACCTCGCACAGCAGCAGTTTGGCAATACAAATACCGTAAACGGGCAGGCTAGCAACCTTGTCCAGCAGCAGTATAAGAATACGGCAGATGCAACACAGTACGGGAGTACGGCGGCACAGCAGCGCCTTGCCAATACCAATGCCGCACTAGGTCAGGCGGGGAGCATCACGCAACAGCAGCTGTCAAACCGGATCAATGGCAACTCGCAGAACAGTGGCCTTTGGTCAAACATCCTCAATTCGGCAGGCCAGCCTATTTCGATGGCGGCGGCAGCGCAGGCGGCGGCACAACAGCCTGCATCGAATTTGTGGCAGATGTCACTAGGCCTGAATAGCGGCGGCAATATTGCGGCCTTGCAGTCGGCAGCGGGCAAGGGCACCACGACCAGCACGCAGACACAGAGTACTAGTGGCGGTGGTATGGGCGGCCTGTTTGGCGGTCTGTTCAGTGGGATTAGTTATGGCCTTGGCAACTCCTTATTCTGCTTCCCTGCTGGCACCATGGTTAAGATGGCGGACGGCACGGAGAAGGAAATTCAGCGGATTGAGAAAGGCGAAGAAGTGCTTACAGACAGCGGCAAGGCAGAGAAGGTTATCGAAACGATGCCGCCGCACTACAACGACGTGTACAACATCATCGCACAGCACGGGCATACGTCGACCACGCTCACGCAGCCGCTCATGAAGCCGGACGGCACCTATGTCCTTGCTGGCGATCTCAAGATCGGCACGGAGCTGAAGAACGTTGGCAAGGTGCAGAGTATCGTCTACAGTGGCGAGCGGCGCGTGTATGACCTGCATGTGGCAGGCGAGAATAACTATATTGCCGATGGCTTCACCGCACAGGGCGGCGAGAATTGGCCGGAGTAAGGGAGGTTTTCAACATGGCATATGGAACAGGAGCATTTCAGAACAACCCAAAGGTAGCGAATCAGGGTGCGAACGATGCAACGGATTTTCAGCGTATGTTGCAGATGGCAATGCTGGCGTCGATGATGAATGAGAAGGCGGCTATCGGCTACGGCCTTGGTGCGCTGATCGGCGGTGGTATCAAGCATAGGCAGGATGCGGCGGATCAGGCAAAGATTCAGGCGATGAACTCCAAGAAATACCAGTTCGGCACACCAAATGGCACGGATATGCTGATGCAGAAATGGAATCCATTGGCACAGCAGAAGCCGCTTACCATGCAGGAGGTGGCCTCGGCAGGGGCGGCACTCAATCAGTCACCTAACGGCGCTAATGCCATGTCTTTTACGGTCCCGCCACAGGTTGCATTGAGTGATGGCAAATCAGTCAGTGTTGGGAGTATGGGGCAGCCGACGTTTGATGCGGGCAACGTCTCGTATCCGGCAGACCAGCCAGCCATGAATGCCAATGCACAACCAGCGTTCAGTCTGCTTGACCCGAACAAGCACCCGTATGGGTATTGATGGGAGGTGCAGAAAATGGCAGATTCAAAATATGATTTTGCAAGGGATTTAGCCAAGGCCAGGGATGCTCTCTATCGTGGCTATGTCCCGAATAGCTATGACCTGCAGCAGGCGGCGGCACTACTCTCCGCACCAAGGCCAGAGGAGGTGGCCGCACAGGCCGCGCAGGATTCGGCACCTGCGCCACAGGTAGCCATGCAGCCAGTAGCCACGCCGAACCAGCAGGATGCAACGCAGGCACAGGCGGCACAGGTAGCGTCCAATGCGGCACAGCTTGGACAGGCCGCACGAGAAGCACAGCAGGCTCAGAACGTCCCCTATGCGGCCTCGATGGCAGGGACGGGCATGGCACCCTCTCTCGTACAGTCTGCGCCGGTTCAACCGTGGCCGGTATATAGCGGGACAAGTCACGATGCTATCGCACCTGACCAGCCGATGACGTGGGGGCAGAGAAGCGCATACTCTGACCTGTACGGGGCAAAACAGGCATGGGCCGCGGCACAGGACGATGCTGGCAGACAGGCGGCACATGCAAAGGCGGAAGGCATCCGTAAGGCTATGAAGCGCTACGGCCTTGACGATATTAGCGGCGATATGAGTGCCGACGATCTGTATTCCCTCATTCAGATGGACAACCGCATGGGCGTGAGCAAAGCCATGGAGGGCATGACCTCCAACGAATACTTCGAGCAGGAGTATAATGCCTTGCGTAACGCCGGTGTATCCGAACGCGCTGCCGTCGATGAAGCCGCAAGGCGGGCAGGGCAGTACCAGAGCAAGCGCGTGCGTGACCTCACGAATGCCTACTACATGTACGGCGTAAACCAGCACACGGGCGAAATGAACGACAACGGCGCGGCCATCTTGAACCTCATCTATGACGAGCAACCGACAGCTGCGGCCATGGGCATGCAGAACTACGCTTCGCCAATCCAGCGCTGGAAGTTCAACCGCAATATGGATGCGGTACTTGAGGCATACAAAGAAGCACTGGGCAAGATGGATAAAGAAGGCGCAGTCAAGAATATGCTTCTGCATACGCAGGGAGACTATTCTCTTGCAGGCATTAAGGCACAGACCGCAAGCGCTGAACGTATTGCACAGACGAATGCCGAGGCAAAGAAAGCAGCTGCGGCGTCGTTAGCATCGGCGCGAGCTGGTGGCGGCGGGAGCCGTTCAGGCGGTGGGAGTCGTGGAAGCGGCTCGGGACAATCTACTTCAAACGCGATGAGCATCATCAAAAACTATAATGAATATGCGGATAAACATCCTGGAGAGCCTAATCCATGGGAGAATTATTTGCCTAGTGCACAGAACACGTTGGACGCAGCCTCCGGGATAAAGCATGATAATGATGATTACAATTACGACCAGTCTGATTGGACGGACGTACTAGAGGGTAATGCTAAACGTATGGCAAATGGTGACCGCCACTATTCTAGGGAACAGCTGGAAGATTATGCCCATTCAAAGTATGGTGATATGGCGGATGACATTTTAGCTGGAACAAATTGGGGAGACTATGGCCTCTAAAAGGAGTGAGCGTCTATGGAGCGATGGGAACGGAATATAATGAATGCCGTCGGTGATCCCGACGACAGCGCTGATAGCTATTCTAGCAACGATGCAGGTGGGTACTCAACAAACCCATTCGTCAGATTAGCAGCACAGCTCGCCGGTGGTGGCGCTGCTGCAATTGGTGGGCAATTAAGTTACCTTGGGTCGCTTATCAACGGGGCACACGACTATGAGGACGAGCCGTCTATTGACCAAGTGTTGCGGCAGGCTGGCGTAGGAAATTTCTTACTTAACAATGGCGAATACTTGCAAAATGTCGGAGAAGACTGGAATGCACATTATAAAAACCATGCATGGGATGGCATGTCACTGGGAGACCGTTTGACCAATCCCGGCTATTGGTACGATAGCGGTGGTATGATGGCGGATGTAGCTAATGGACTGGGCAGCTCTATCCCATTTATGGCTGAGACGGCAGTCCTGCCAGAAGTATCGTTACCGGCACGTGGCGTTGGGCTGCTGGCAAGTGTCCTCGGTAAAGTCGGTGCAAAACGTGTGGCCAGTGCTATTGATTCCAAGGTCCTCAAGGGCGTTGTCGATGAGGCAGGAAATCCTGTCACAAAGCCTAGCTGGCTGATGGGCGTTGCCAACGATGTAGGCAATTACTCCTTGAAGATGGCACCTATGGAAGCGGCAAGCAATGCTGGTGGAATCTACTCCGACCTCAAGAAACAAGGCCTCTCGGATTCGGAAATCCTCGGCAAAATGAACGACATGATCAAGGAGGAGTTGCCCCTTGACATGGTAACGTCCGGCGTATTTGGCGCAACCCTTGGCGGCAAGACCTTTAGCAGGCTTGGGCAGGGCGGATTCAAACGTGCCTTGGCTGCAAATGCTCTCAATGTGCCTATGGAAATGGCAAGCGAAGGCATTCAGGAAATGGCACAGCAGCGCGTGCAGAATAAGTACTCAGGTAAACCCTATGGCACGTGGTTCAATCCTACTGAGGATGAGCTGGAGGCTGGACGCCTTGCCGCTATCGGCGCACTTCCTACGGCTATGTGGGGCGTGCGCGGTGGCGTTCGTAATAGCCGCGCAATGGCTAGGGAAGCCGCAAACGAAGCAGAGCGCGAGAAGAAGATTCAGCAGATGCAAAACGATGCGGATAGCATTCGTGCTGTTGCTAAAGACATGAGTGTTCCAACGGCTGACGGCAGGGATGTCACGGAGATGGATCCGCAGGAGGCTATTGATTGGTTCAACCAGCAGACGCAGCAGTACAACATCGAGGCCCCGTCTGTCAATATGCCGCAGGTGAATACGCAACAGGCGCAGACTAACAGCAACGGTAGCATGCCGACGTATAGCGACAAAGCCTATACCATCACGAGCGAGGTCAGCAATCCGAATCTTGTCGGCGGCACGGAGCAGAAGCTCAATGCACTGGCACATGCCTATAAGGACAAATTCGGTGAGAATCTGCAAGTTACCAGCATGCGACGTGAGGGTAATCCTAACGATTCCTGGCACAACAGCGGGCAGGCGTTCGATGTTTCCGGTGGCGGTGTCTCCAGCAATCAGAACGGCGAGCGTGAATTCCTCATTCAGAAAGGGCAGGAACTCGGTCTTGTACCGCTTGACGAATATGCACATCCGTCCCCGCACGCTACGGGCGGCCACATTCATTTCTCCGATCATGAAGGCGGCGAGGCAAAGCAGAGTGCACAGAACAATGCTGGCAATGCGGAGGCTGCCATGGGCGGCACGCTTACTAAGTCTAGCGGCAATCAGCAATATGATGCTTGGATTGAACAGGCAGCGGCGAAAAACGGCGTTCCCGCGAATCTGATTTCTGCGTTGCTCGACGTGGAATCCGGTTACAATCCTAATGCAAAATCTCCTGCTGGTGCAGTTGGTATTGCTCAGTTTATGCCAAGTACGGCGGAATCGTTCGGTATTGACCCATATAATCCGCAGCAGGCCATTGACGGTGCAGCACGGTACCTGAAGCAGGAATATGACCACTTTGGTAACTGGAGTCAGGCTCTTGAAGCCTATAATGGTGGCAGAGGGAATGTCGGCAGTGGCGAAACCAAGGCATATGCTCAAAAGGTTTTGGGCGAAGCTGGCGACATTAGCAATGTACCGAAACAGACGAGTAGCCAGCAGAACGTATCTCTGCAAAACTTCGCCAATATGCTGTCTAACAAGCTACTTGACTTCGCTGATACGAACGACGAGCAGGTAAAGAAAATCTTTGATGATCTCGGGCAGGTGCAGAAGGATGAGGCCATGTCCCGGCTCTTCGCTCCGAATATCTTTACTGACGAGAACGGCAAGCCGATTTTCCGCAATACGGCGGAGATTCGCGCAGCCATGGCAAGCAATGAGGCGTTCCAGCAGTTTGCACGCCGCTACGTAGAGGATAACCTCGCGCAGTATGTGCCAAAGGAGATTATGGACGCCGGTTCCATGACGCTGGATCAGGCAAAGGACTTGCTTTCTCTCCGTGCACCAAAAGCACGCGCACAGGGCAAGGCACCAAAGAAGGTACAGGTCAATGTGCAGGCCACGCCACAGGCAACGCAGCGCACGGCGCAGGGCACCCCTACGCCGCAGGTGACTGGCACGCTTTCCACTGCCGATATTCCGGCCTTTGTCTCGTTCGTTAACAATGCAAGTCATACGCCGGAGGACATCTCCTTTGTGCAGGGGATGCTGGATAGCAATGGCAGGTTCCACAACACGCCGGAGAACCAATCCAAGGTACAGCAGTACTTCAAAGGCTCGCCTATCGTTACGCAGTTCTTGCAGATGCAGCAGACGGGTGCACAGACTGGCCAGCAGACCAATGCACAGGCGCAGCCTGCATCGCAGGTAAACACGCAGGTGGCAAATACGTTCCGCGTCGAGGATATCCCTGCCTTTGTCGAGAACATGGCGCAGACGGCGAATACGCGCAGTGATGTGAATTTCCTGACTGGCGTACTGGACAAGACCGGGCACTTCATCGATACACCGGAAAATCGTCTCGCAGCGGTTGCCCATTTCGGCAGCCCGGCTATCTCCAAGTTCTCACAGGCGATGCAGGCACAGCAGGAAGCACCCGCTGATGTGAACAGCGATATCCCTGTTCCAGAAACAGCACAGGGGCAGGAGGAACCGGCGAAACATGAGGAGGCCCTCCCCAAGGCGTCCGAGCAACAGAGCCAGCCTATCGAGCCGGTCGCCCCGCAGAACGCGCAGGAGCCCGTACAGGCCGCACCGAACGCACCGCAGGTACAGACTAATGCACCTACACCTAAAGGCCAGCAGACGGGCGCACAGGAAGTCAAGCCGTATGAGGCACCGCAGGAGCCTAAAGCCGCGCCTGTCAAGCAGCAGGCAGAGAAGCCTATGCAGGTACCGCAGGAGGATGCGGCGCGTGAGCAGCAGGCCATTGCCAACAAGGCACAGCAGGTAGCCGATGCACAGGCTAAGGCGAATCCGATCTTCGAGACGAGCGAGTACACGCCAAAGACGGGCAAGAACAAAGGCCAGCAGATGTATGCCGCGAAAATTGTCCGCAAGCTCAAGGAGGGCGAGCCCACCGTGGCCGACCTCAAGAAGAAGGCCACAGCACATAATGGTACGTGGAACAAGCGTTTAGGCGGCTTCAACTTCCATAACGAGGATGATCGCGCAGCCTTCTTGAATGAGGCCGATAATGGGGGTAGAGGGCAGTCTGCCCCAAATCGGGACGATACATTGGAGGCACTAGAAAAGCCTGCGGATTCAACGAGGCACGCCGACAATGCTTCTTCCGCAGGCTTAAAAGGCTCGCCCCAACAGGGTCAGCAGGTCGGCGCAACTGGCGCTGACGAGCCTTCTCCTACCTCTAGCGTATCACATGAGGAGGAACGAGAAAACGGCAGCAAACCTGTCACCGGACGTCAGGAGAAAGTATCTGAGGCTGGTGGAGAAAGGGCACAGGCCGGTAAATCCGAAAATCTACGACTGGATGGACGAGGAGGAGAGTCAGACGCAGCAGTAAAGCCGGATGAGCAGCCGGAGAAACAAAGCGTATTTGGCAGCAAAGAGGATGCCATGAGCGACCTAGAAGCGGCGTTCGGCCTGAAGCGCGTGGACAAGACCCCACAGGGCGACTTTAAAAAGGCGATTGATACCAACAACAAGCTCTTTGAAGAGGCGAAGGTCTCCGAGAAAGAGCAGTTGGAGAAAGAGATTGCAGACCTTAGCAAGCAGCTGCAGGACGAGCTGAAAAAGGTCAATGCAAATCCCATGTTCAATCCCAAAATCTATACGCTGGGTGCGCAGATCGGCGTAAAACTGGTACGTCTTGGTTTCAAGAAATTCGAGCCATGGGCGGCACACCTGCTCAAGGTCGTGGGCGACGATATCAAGCCATGGGTACAGTCTATCTGGAAGGGTATCAACAATGCCCCGACGGACCGCGAGTTCAACGCCAAAGGCTATGCAGCCGCCGTGCGCTATTGCGGCACGCTTCACGAGAATGGCGTGACGGACTTCAATGCCATAGCCAAGGAATTCACCAATACTTATGGCAAGGAAGCATACCAGAACATTGAAGGGTATCTGCGCGCTGCGGATGCCGCCATCAATGAGTACATGCATCCGACCAATATGGAAGAACTGACGAAAGGAGAGACAAAAAATGCTGATGACAGCACCGGCAAGCTGGCTGAACGAGCTGGCGAAGGGGACGATCAAAACCGAGTGGGGCAAACTGATGCAGGCCGAGGACCCCGCACAGGAAACGAGCAGGAAGGTGTACAGCAGGCTGGAGCCAAAAGTGGGCCACGAGGTGGCGCTGGCGTTCGAGACCGTGGCACCTCTGCTGGCGGAGAGACTGGCCATCGCGGAGTACAGAAAGAGGAATCCGAGAATCGAACCGGTAGCGCCGGAGGTCCTGAGTTATCAGGAGGCGTTAGAGCTGGCTACGATGGAAGTGCCCGGATTGACGACGGCAGAAAAGCAGCAGATATTACATCTGCTCAAGACAGACAAGTCCATGCAGCCGCTGAAAAAGTAAAGGCGGCAAAGCCAGCAAAACAGAACAGCGGCAAATTCAAGGCAGGCGATCTTGACCAAATCAAGAACGACCTGCCTTGTTTGCAGGACGCGCAGGCCGAGGATGTCAAGTTCGGTGAGGATCGCCTCTTCGGTGAGAAGGGCGGCGAGGGTGTGCTGTTCACCAATGGTACCGGCACGGGCAAGACCTTTACGGGCCTTGGCCTCGTGAAGCGCATGATCAACAGCGGCCGCAAGAATATCCTCATCATTTCCCCAACGGCAGAAATCAATAAGAGCTGGGTCAACACGGCGAAGAAGTTCTTCGGCGTGGATATTCACGTGCTCGAAAGTACGACGGATGCAGGCAGGGAAGGTCAGGTATGTGTTACGACCTATGCCAACTTCCAACAGAACGCGGCACTGGTCAAGGACCGCAACTGGGATGCTGTCATCGCCGACGAGTCGCACAATATCCTGAACAATGCCAGCGGCACGGAGACGGGTATCCTGAAGATGCTGCGCGCCGTCACCGCTCATGCGCGCGGTCTGGGCCGCCGCCTGGAGCTCAAGTACCGCACCAAGAAAATGGAGGCGCTGGTTGATAAAATCAGGCAGGCACAGATGCAGCGCAAGGTACTGGTCAAGGCAAAGAACAAGGATGCGTTAAACAGTCTCGACGAGCATATCAGGGACTTGGAGGCAGACTATTACACGGAGCTGAATAAGCTGCGCAAGGCTCATGCGGACGTGCTCGAAAAATGGGAGAAGATGCCACAGCAGGAAAAGCCGCGTGTCGTCTTCCTGTCGGCTACGCCTTTTGCCTACGACAAGGATGTGGACTATGGCGAGGGCTACCTTTGGAACTACGAGAGCGACAAGGGCAAGTTTGCTGGCTACAATCAGGGCAACGGCCGTGACAAGTTCATGATGCAGCACTTCGGCTATCGCATGCGTTACAACAAGCTCACGCGGCCAGACGGCAAGGTGGACAACCGCGCCATGGAGGTACAGTTCCACGACGATATGGCCAAGGCGGGCGTCATTCGTGGCCGCCAACTGGAAGTAGACAAAGACTATGACCGTGGCTTTATCCTCGTAGGGCAGGGCATTGGCAAGACGATTGACGAAGGTTTTGAAATCCTGCGCAACGACAAGCACTACAGCAACCTGTATGAGGCCCTGCGCAAGAAGTTCGACCGCCGTGCACAGCGCTACCTGCTGGAATCCATCAAGGCAGGCGAGGCTGTCAAGCTCGCACGTCAGTATGTGAAGATGGGGCGCAAGGTGGTTATCTTCCATCAGTCCATGGTGGAGCATGATAATGCTCGCCCATTTGACATCAAAGGTGCACACCTCACGCAGGAAGAATATAACAAGGCCTTGCCGGAGTACAGACGGTTTGCCGCAGAACACCCGGAGCTCGTCAATATCAATCTTGGTACGCAGCCTTCGCCGATGGAGACATTCGCCAAGGCCTTTGGTGACGATGCGCTTTACATCGACGGCAGTGCAGAGCACAAGAAGAGCCGCAAGACCGCTGTTGAACAGTTCAATGACGACAACAGCGGCAAGAACATCATCATCGTGCAGCAGGATGCGGGCAACGCGGGCATTTCTTTGCATGATACGACGGGCAAGCACCAGCGCGTGCTCATCAACATTGCCATGCCGGAGCGCCCGTCCTACGCCATGCAGATAGAAGGCCGCATTTACCGCGTAGGCAACCAGTCCAACGCGGTATTCCGCTACCTGGCTACGGGAACGAATATGGAGAAGCGGCTCTTTGCTTCGACCATTGGCGGCCGTGCTGAGACCGTGGAGAACCTTGCCCTTGGCAACAAGGCGCGAGGCCTGCGTGATTCGTTTACGACGCTCTATACAGAGATTCTGAGCGATGACTGGAAGCGCCGCCTGCCGGGAGCAAAGGACGAGGGAACCGGCGGTAAGGAAATGGACCGCACTGTCGGCGGCGACCTATCCGACTGGGACCGCGCCAAGGCTTTCTACTACGCGCGCGGCAAAAAGACGAGCAGCAACAAGTCCGCCGAGGGCATGGATTATTTTGCTACGCCTGAGCCTATCGGGATGAAGATGGTGCAGTGGCTGGGGCAGAAAATCGGTGACCGCTTCCTCGAACCGTCGGCTGGCCATGGTGCTATTTCCCGCTGGAGCAGCGACAATGCCATCAATACGGTAGTGGAGCCGTCCGGCAAGCTGGCACCTGAGGCGCAGATGGTAACGCCGAATGCAAAGCTCTTCGACGGTGATTTCATGGAATTCGATATCCACAACAAATTCGAGGGTATCGCCATGAATCCGCCATTCGGACACGGCGGCAAGACGGCCATCGAGCACGTTGCCAAGGCATATAAGCACTTGGCCGATGGTGGCCGCATGATTGCCATCATCCCGGACGGCCCCTCCTGCGAGGCGCACTTCAATAAATGGTTCTACGGTGAGAACAAGCAGGGCGAGCCCATCAAGGGCGCGAAACCACCAATGGACGCTGTGCTCGTTGCATCCGTCCGCATGCCGGGCGTCATGTTCGAGCGCGCTGGTACGACCGTACACACGAAGATTCTTGTCATTGACAAGTACGCCGACAAGGGCGACCGCGAAAAGGCGGAAGCCAATGCGCGCGGTGAGGCTGATTTCAGCAACGTCAAGGATATCAACGAGCTGTTCGACCTGATGGAGAACTACAGCATGCCGCCGCGCATCGGTGCAGACCGCGTGCAGAACTTCACCACGGAGAAGAATAACCGTGCGAGCAAGGCTTTTGAGGCGCACACGGATAGCGAGCGCATAGCTAAGAGTCTGCCTATCATCAAGGCGGCCAGATTCAACGGTGGCTATTATGACAACAGGCGCGAGTGCTTTGTATTCGACACGGCAGATGCCCGTAAGAAATTCATGGACGAGGCCAATCGCTATGTAGACGAGCATAAAGATCAGTTCGCGGTGCAGGATACAAGCGAGACTAGAGAAGCTGGTAGCACACAGATTAAACAAGATGCGGCACAGACTGAAACGCAGGCCGAGCCACAGGATAAAAACGTCCAGGCAAACGCCAATGAACATATCCAGACGAGCACTTTTACCCGCACGGACAATGGCGAAGAGATGCCAGCGGCCAAGATTGCCTATAATGTTGACCGTGATGCCTATAAGGCCATCAGGGACATCGCCAAGGCAAATCATGGTTACTGGAGCCGCGTGGCGAAACAGTTCCTGTTCCATACCACGGAAGGCAGGGACGCCTTCGCCAAGGCTGCAGCTGCCTACCTGCAGGAGCACCATGCCAAGAAGTACAGCATTGTCTACCATGGTACACAACACGTATTCGACCAGTTCGATGCAGGCTATGTTGGTACTGGCGAGGGGCTTGCCTCTCATGGCTGGGGCATGTATTTTGCCAAGGATAAGGACGTATCACAAAACTACCGTGAGCGGCTTATTCACGGTGCGACCGTAGGCAACGACAATGTAATTTTCATCGGCGATAAAGCCTATACTTATTATGGGCAGAGTGATATTGTGGACAACGCAACAGGCGAGCAGGTGAAATCACGTCCGTTGCGCGCGCTCATTGACCTGGCTTTCCGTAAAGGCAAAGACTTAGGCAAGGTACGCGCTTTCCTTGAACGCGTGCGCGCTAAAGCGTCGCCTAACGGTATGGATATTAAAATGGCCAACGGCGGGCTGGACGTGCTCAATAACCAAGAAATTGCGTTTGATAAAGAACGTGAAGCTGGCATGTTGGCAGAGGCGAAAATACCGGATGAAAATGTCATGCTTGACGAGCAGGCAAGCGTTGCGGACCAGCCGCCTAAAGTGCGTGAAGCACTTGCAAAACTTGGCATTTCGCCTGACAGTAAGCTGGAAGGTGGCATAATTTACCGTCGCTTAACGCGCAAGTATGGTTCCACTAAAGAGGCGTCTATGGCGCTTAATGAAGTCGGTATCAAGGGTATTAAGTATGACGGCAAGGCTGACGGCGAGTGTTACGTTGTGTTCGACGACAAGGCAATTAGCCTCCTGCGTAAGTTAAGCATTGGCAAAGCACAACGTGAGATTACCCGCAGTGCGGCGGAGCTCAAGCATGAGATCATGCTGGCCTTCCCGCACGCGAGGAACGTCAGGGATGACGGCGACCACATTGCCTTCACGATGCCCAACGGCTTACACGTAGAGGTCAGTCTACATGATGACATGGAGCTGACTGGCAGGGAGGCGGCAAGGGCGCGCGCCGACCACGGCTATGCACCGGACGTTGCCATCAAGGTCAACGGTTCCGAGTACGTCATTAATGGGCAGGCCATCATTGACCTCTCCAAGCGTGGCGAAGTGGGCACGGCCTATCATGAGGCTATGCATGTAGCCATGCAGATGGTGCTCAACCCAACGGAGCGGCGCGCGCTTTTCCGCAAGTATGGCACCGAGGAAAAGATTGCTGACGCTTACCGCGACTACATGGAGAAGCATGCGGTTGGCAAGTATCATGCATTCGGCAAGCTGATGGGTAAAATCCGTGACTTCTTCGAGCGACTGGCCTCCCACCTGCCTGTTATCGGCGAGGCCATCGATACCAACCGTTATGTGCGGCAGGTGTTCGAGGATTTGGCCAGCGGCAAAAAATGGGGCTACAGCGAGCAAGAGAGACCTTCTCGCGGATTTAGCCTGTTTAGCCGTGCCGAAGCGGCAGGGAGACAGATTGACAACAGAGCAGGAATGGACGATAATGAAAATGAAGAAGGATTTAACGACAAACGCAAGACGATAATCTTTAATACCATCAAAAAGCATTTTGATGAATACATCAGCCAACGCGTTAAGTCAGGCCAAGATAGAGCAAGCATTGCCAAAGAATTGGATGACGTCAATTCCAACCTAAAGCGCGGTATGTTGAACTCTCTAGAAGGTCTGTACCGTGATTTAAGTATGGACAGAACTTTGGCGGAGAAGAGGGCGTACGTTGAAGCCCATAGTAAGAAGGCTGACTTGACGGATGCAGATGTAGTCAAGAAATACGACATGTATAAGCGTGTTGCAAAGGATGTGATTGATTATGCAGGCTTCCTCTACAGAGAAATCTCGCGTAACCTACGGCGAAACGATGGACGAAATATTGGATTGGTGGGTTGGAGAGATGCAGAAGAACAGCGCGATCGGCGCGAAGCAGACGGAGCAGCAGAATTCCAAGGGCAAAGAGTAAACAATGGCAATGTACACTACAGCGTAAGCCGTTCTGATAATCAGGACGGCTTTTCTAGTGCCGAAAAACACTTCTCTGTTTCCGAGGAGAAGACCGAGAAGCGCGGGCGTTCGTTCGTCAAGAAGGCGGCTGATAAGCTGGCTAAAGGGATGCACCTCAAGGGTGACAAGATCATGATCGAGGAGGACAACAAGCTGGACAGCAACATTGGCCTAGGCGATCATTTTTGGTCTCCCTCCCGTATCGCTTCAAAGGTGGCTAGGTTCCGTGTGCTCTATCAGATGGGCGTGCGGGCACAGCAGAAAGTCGTGGACTTGCGTAACGACTATGACCGCAAGATGAAGGGCGTATATAAGCTTGTGAGCGACAAGGAGGACAAGGCAGATCTCTTTGACCTGCTCTTGCGCGGCGATGCGGAAAGCAAGGAGTGGAGCACGCAGGAGCTTCACGACATGGGCTATAACGACAACGTAGCCGAGGCGTACAAGCGCGTGCGGCGGTTGATGAATAAGGCCTATCACATGGTCAATGAGGCGCGTCGTGGTGGCGTGCCTAAGTCTGCTACCGTGACGCAGGCCGAGCTTGACGAACTCAAGAGTAACAAGTTTGTGAAGATGCAGGCCATCACGGACAAGGGCTACAAGGACGGGCAGCACGTCTACACGGTTTCCTATATCGCCTATCGGTGCTACCCGCGCGGCTACAAGCATTGCACGGCTGACA